ATTACGTCATCGCCAATAAGACGATATTTCGTTTTAATGTCTTTGACTCCCGCTAAATATCCACAGTACTCCACGACAAGATGGTGTGCTAGTGAACAAAGTGCCCAACTCCCGTAGGCTCCCATTGGTTGCCCACAGGCGTAGGTCACTCGTTCATCACTCCACTGTAGCTTGAATGTACGCTCCGCAAGGAGTGTCCACCAAGCATCAGACAGAACGTCTTCTTTGATAATTTCTTTGAGTAAAACTCTTTGAATTTCTCTTGGAAAACGATCCGTAAATGTCGTTAAGTCAGCACAATAAATATACCCTTTCTCAAGGGTTGTTTGCTGTGCATACTTTCCAACGTTTTGGTGCGAGTAAGTACCATCCGAAACAAGAGATTTTAAAGTCTTCATGAGAAAATCATGAAGGGGCTTTAGACATCTTTGACTATAGTAATCTATGATTGCAATAGTCCTTGTTTTCCCGGCTTTATCAGAAATCTGATTAAGTCTTGAATGTATGTATGTAGGATCAGGATTGATCCCATATACCTCCATCGGGCGGTAATCACCTAGCGCTCCTTCTACATCTTGGATTGCTTTGTATATTAACGGATCACTCATAACAGCCGATATATCTAAATCACTCCTGTGTAAGGCGTGTCCGTTAGGACCGTTCTTCATACTGAAGTGATATTTCATCTCTGGTTTGTTAAATTGGATTTTAATCCTTTCTAACCACCCAGGAATGAAATCAAGTATAGGAGATAGAACACTGTCATCGAATTTTTGAGGTTCGATAACGGAACTAATATCTTTCGATATTGGTAATGTTAGATCTTCTACGGTTCTCATGACACTTAGTGCCATGATAACTCGTCGACTATCTTTGTGTCTAAGTTCGGTCTTAAAGACTTTACCTAGAATACGTGGATAGCCTTCCTTGTTAGATCGCGTCCAGGGAATGGGCTCAATCTTTTGTCTAAGAGCATATCGCTCAGCAGCTGTGTTTAAGTTCTTCATGAACTTAACCGCAAAAGCTTTGCCATGGTGTTTACACCTATGCTCATAGATAGAAGACCATTTTCTGATTAAAGGAGCAACGTCTATCTCAAGCGCATTTCCGAAAAGGATCAAACCTTTTTGAAATCGTTTGTACATAGTGTTCCTCCAGTCGTAAAACTGAAATCATACATCGCTCTCGCCACTTACGTGGTTGCCATGTTTAAGGACAATTATCGTCGGTACCGGATGATTTCGTTCCGGGGAACCAACAGGCCTCTTCCAAAAGAAGGGGC